TAGCCTTGGATCTACGCCGGGGCTTAGGCCGTCGAGGTTGATCAAGCTCATCCCCCATCATCATATCATCATATTCACCACCCCTTCTGTATGCTGGAAGCGGAAGTGAAATCAATCCACCATCTGCGCTTCCGGAAATGGCCGCATATCCCTGCGCTCCTCTGCTGGGTGGGACATAACCAGGAGTACGAGTTGGCATACCGGATTGCGGCATAACAGCTTGATCTTGAGCAATAAACGGCATTTCAAAATCTTCAGTATAAGCACTCGGCTCTTGAAGATCCCGTGGTACAGCATCGGCAGCATCCCTAGCTCTATCCGAATCAATTTTATTTTCTATCCCTTTTGCCACCGCTCCGACTCCTGCGGCAATAAGCGGCCCACCGCCAGGAATGAAGTTGGCAGCAATAGGAGCAGCCTTTAAGGCAATTTTATTAAGGGGATCTCTTATCTTTTTAGGAAGCAATTGTGTAGGACCAAATGCCGCCACCTTAGCGTATTTTTTTAAAAAGCCTCCAAGACCATATCCCGGAAGTGAAATCAATCCACCATCTGCGCTCCCGGGAATGGTCGCATATCCCTGCGCTCCTCCGCCAAGAGTAGCGGATTGCGGCATAACAACTTGGCTTGAGCCAGCTAAAGCACTCGGGATCTGACTTCCAGAATTTGGATCTGCTTGTGCTTGCTGCTCAGAAATTGCCGCCATTGCCGGATAAAGCGCAGCTATCTTTTTTTCATCCGTCAAATAATCATACGCCGCACCACCGAATTTGCTTAGCGACTCACCTTTTGCATCACCTTTAACCAAAGACCCAAGCCCACCCAACAAAGTTTCCTTACCTGCTTCGGCCCCACCAGCTAGACTGGCAGCCTTTAATCCCTTACTTAAAGCCTTGCCGCCCAAGTAGCCTTTCATGCCACCCATTAAGGCAGACTTCAAACTTTTATTTTCAATACCACTTATTAATGCACCGACACCTGCACCAAGCGCGGGATTGATTGCTCCAAGCGCAAGAGGCGCAGCCTTTTTAATGGCCCCCCAAATCTTACCACCCCAGCCATAGGCAGGAATCCAGCCGCCGTCGGCATACACCATCGGTATACCGCCACCAGTGTTCATCTGATAGGGCAGCATAACTCTACCACCATCTTGATAGCCCTGAATCATGCCACCATCGGCCATGGGCTCAATACTCATTTTCCAACTCGTTGGGGCTCCGCTTGCGCCACCGGCTTGGCCAGGGGCGGAGGGGGGAGCCGTTGCTTCTTTTAGGGAATCGGTCCAAGAGGGTTGGGTGTCGCTCTGTAGCGGCTCCAATCGCCGCGCTGATAACGCTGCTTGCTGCGCCTGCATGGATGCCAACCCTACGGGTTGTCCCAAGCCAAGCCGCCTAGGCGGGGAGTACCCTACCCGCTGCTCCCCGAATGCGGAGGGCAGCGATTGCCCCATCTGCTGACTTTCCCGCATCTGCTGAAACGACTGCCGACCCCGTGGCTGCATCTGCTGCGGCCCAGGCTGACCTGAAATAATCTGCTGCGGCCCAGGAGGAGGTGATGTTGGCTGGGCGTAGCCTGGTCCCCCTTGTGGAGACGGAGGAGACGGAGCAGACATTCCGGCCATTTCCCGTTGCAACATCGGTCCATTCGGAGTCTGGACCATCTGGTTGCCGAGTTGCACGGAGGAGAGCGATTGCCCCATCCGATCCCTCACATCCTGCGGTGCCTGTTGGAGCTGCTGTGGCCCTCCATACATACCACCCATTTGAGGCTGACCATACTGCTGCTGCTGCATCTGCTGCGGCCCAGGCTGACCGTAAGGCAGTGCTTGCAGAGAAGGATTTGTCCACTGCGGCTGCGGCCCACCCTGCTGCCGTCCTGGATTTGTTGACATCCACTGCTGCCGCTGCTGCGGCTGCGGCCCAGGCTGACCCTGCATCCGCCGTGGCTGCTGGAATCGACCACGCAACCCACCTATGCCTCTGCCGCGAGCGCCACCAAATCTACTATCTATTTGCATTTAACTTGTCTCTACGCCGAAGATGCTAAACGCCATATCTGCCGAACTTGCATAAACCGTAATGACATCGTTGTCGCTTAGGGTTATGCCAACAATGATGAATACCGTATCGTTGGCAGCAACTGATTTCCCGTAGTAGATGTAATGCTCATTTGCTACGGTTGCGCCCGATGGACGGACAGCCACCCTAAAGGTGAGTGCCCCATCAGAGCGGTTGCAGGCGGCAATAGAACTGACCGTCGTCACAGTATTATCCGGCACCGTATACAGATCGGTGTTCGTTGTGGCTAACGGCGCTGATTGCCCCAGTACTTTTAAGATATCAGCCATTACTAGCACCCAGCAATAGGAACTGGTACTTGCGAAGTGACAAAGAGCTATCCTTGTCAGCTTGTATTTTTACAGCATGGATGTCGCTACTAACATCTTGGAAGTTTTGTTCGATGGTTCTACGAGAGATACCCTCGTCGTACTCCTCATATTCTTCTGTTGCGCGATTAAGCGAACGATACGTTTTAATGGTCATCGTCTGCCATCCGTTCTACCGTCAAGTCTTACCTGCCCAATACGCCAACCGTATCCGGCACCTGTACTCTCCACCTTCATAGACACCTGTCTGGCCCTACCACGAATAAACGATTGGTCTGTGGCAGATGTTATCGTGGCACTCGCTATCTCGGATTGTGCTTGCGCGGGATAGTTGTGCCCGTTCAGGCTAACAGTCACTTCGTCGGAAGAGTCACCGTCTCGAAATTGTATATCTGGTATAATTCTATTCAGTGACCAAAACTGATAACCATCACCAAGTTCAATGTCGCCCGTTTCGATGTAGGCCGTCATCGCTGACCCGTCATCGTCATGGCCGTTTTCGTGACTGTACAACAGGTTTGGATAAATACCCCTCACGGTGATTCTCCCGCCCGTAGCAGAAGATGTCGCGAGATCTGCCAAGGTGATCGTATAGGTGTCCGTATCCGTGACGGATGTAACGGTATTCTGATTGTTAAGCACTACAGCCGATAAGCCACCAACTGTCGATACGTTTTGCAAAATAATCTCGTCGTTTGCAATAAGCCCGTGGCCCGAATCTGTAATCGTAACTGTACCAGAACCACTACTTGTCGCTATGGGACTACTACCTAAATCCCTTTCCCGTATCGAAGAAGCAAGCGGGTAGGATTTAGTGCCAGCATGATTCCATGCACCACGCACCATTGTTCCGGTATACCAAATGTTTTCGGCATAGTTAAAGATGACGTACTTGTCGATTTCCCCATTACCAGACTCGGACGGATAGAACCACATAACTTCAGAAAAGTCTGTGTTTGATCCAGTAACAACCTTATAGGCTTGGCTGTCGTCAAAGTCATCGAATACGGTGCCCAACACAGGGCAGACAAGTCGCTGTGCTGTTCCGCCATAGCTGTAAAATGCACCGCGATCCATGAAATAAACCGTACCACCTGCGTTTACTGCCGCATCAGGCGATACCATCGACATACCCTTGGCTGTCTCTGTGAATGAGAAGTAAAAGGGACTGCCGACATACCTCATGGATACAATGCCGTTGTCAGTCCAGATCAGAGTTTCCTGACGAGTTGCCATGGCACCGATGATTTCAGAACCGGAAGATATTTCTTGGCCACCCGCGCTGTTGGTCGATAACGGTTGCCACGCCCCAGCAGCTTCTGAACTAGACCACCTAACAAGCAATGGATTGATCGCAGTTTCACCAATATTATTGCAGCCAAAACAAATAACGTGGCGGGCGACATCCGATATCATCACTTGATGAGCGGCGATAGGCGTGTAGTAAGTTCCTGCACTATAGGTTGCGCCTACGGAGGAACCACCACCTGTCGCGGTACTAGTGGCGTTGCCACCACCAATATCTGCCGTAAACGTGGCCTTAGTTGGCACGGAGGCTATTGTCATCTTTACGTTCAATCTTGCCGCAGCTATACCGCCCGTAGCAGTAGCGCCAGAAATTGTGACCGTATCTCCGACGGAGGCTCCATGGCCCGCCTTATCTAAAATCGTAAGAACGGTACCACCACTAGCGGTCGTTATTGGGTTACTTGTGAGGTTTACAGATCGCCGTGTTGTGTCGCTTAGTGCGACAGCAGCAGTTCCCGTACCTTCACTTTCATCCCAATAATAAATATTTCCTTGGCGAGCATTGACGATCATATCGTCGCCAAAATTTACCATCGACCACAGACGCAACTGCAAAGACTGACCCAGGGTAGCACTAGATCCCCACCCAATACCAGTACCTACGGCCCCCCCTCCCCACACATCCGCGCCCCAACCAGAACCCTCTACGTATTCGTTCAATCCAGTGTTGATTTGAAATGCAGCGGTTACACCGCTGCCTCCACCACTCGCGCTAGATCCTGCTTTCACAGAGCATACAACCCGGAACTTAGTGCCGGGATTAGCGTTATCGGGGTCACCAAGTGCCACAATACGATGTTCTGTATTGAGTGCGCCTGTAGTAATACTAGCCGTAGCGGTCGCACCAGCGATAGTTACATAATCGCCTGCAACTGCACCGTGGGCGCTTGTCGTGTCTATGGTTACAACAGCAGTGCCACTGACAGCCGTGATCTTGTTTGCACCAAGGGTGATCGTGGTACGAAGAGGGGTAATATCGTAGTAATTATCACCAAAATTTATATATAATTTTAGATTGGTTGCGACTCCAACGTACTTACTACCGGAATCAGTAACCCAATCGTGAAGCTTTCTGGAGGTTCCTAAGTAACTCGCCAAAACATATTTAACCCAACCACCAATTTTCTCAGCGAATCCCTTACGGAATCGCACCTTATCAGAATCATACCAAGTACCCTGTGCGGAGTACCTGGTACCATCCGTGAAAAGCCCAGCCTTGGGTGCGATTTTAGTAAAGGGCATGGCTGCTATTCCTTAGTGATGCCGTTACTCGTACTGACCGTCAAACAACGCTTACTCGGATCATCATTGTCTAAGTCGCCTCCGATAATCTCATCATCGGAAGACATCCCTAGACCTATGAGAAAGGTTTCCCATTTGGACTGAGCATCAATGTGTATATGGCGAGATTCATTCACGGCCCGAAGTAAGTCTTTAGCTAGATCGGCTTGCTGCAAAGAAAAACAAATATCTCTGGTGAGTAAGCCGTTCGTCTCTTTCTTTTCTGACATCGGTGACTCTTTCTTTGAGGTTTTTTGTTTACTTTTCAATCGGCGCAGGGCCTTCTTCATGCTCATTTCCGGCCAGTCCGTTCTTCTGTCTGTACTTCAAGCTTCGTGATCCGTTCCGAGTGAAGGTCCAGTCGGTCATCAAGGCGACGGCATAACCGTTCCAGCTCTTTTGTCGTAGCCTTTAGTCCGTTTAAGCCCACCTTTACTCCCCCATACGCAGCGCCAGCCGCTAGTATCGGCATCAATGGACCGGCCAACAGGCTCATCAAAGAACTTACGTCAGTTTCCATTCCGATTCCTCATTTCAAACATTCTCATTTCCATACAACTCCTTAATGTTGTCTTCCAATAGCTGGCGCTGATCATTAGACAGATTAACTGGAGGCGTCTGTTCCATAAGATCCTCCGCTCGCTGGAACCAGTCCATACCATCCAGCGCATACTTATGATCGACGCCAACGAGATCGAACCAAACGGCAGCGTCTTGACTGCCTAACCAGATAAGCGCGTTGGTACTCCCTTCGGCTGGAATTCTTTCCGACTTCCGCTCATCACGCATCTCCTTCATAGCTTGAATTAGCATAGCGCATACCAGAGATATCTCCGGATTTCCATGCCCGCTGAAGTGAATAAGAGGTGCGCCCATCAGCTTTGCCACGGTGGCATCATCAACTCTGTCGTCGGCGTAATCTCCTCTGTAATCATCGCGTCGATTTTAGCCTTGAGTCTAGCCACTTCAACGTCGCCTAGATTAGCTGTAGTCCAGCCCTCCACATCGCTTTTCGTGAGATCAGCAAACGGTGTGAACGCATCGCCCTCGGTATAGGTGCAGCCGACCCTGCCATATACAAAGGCTGAATGACCATCTCCGTCGTCGCCGCCTAGTCTCCAGCGGATATTGTAGACGACATCCGTCTGGCCCTTCGCAGAGGGGGAGGCGTCTAGTCCCGAGAAAAACCATGTATAAGTCATTTTATCATCCCGAAGAGATTTTTACGGTTCCACTATCATTCCAAAACGCACCCGCGACACTCGGATCTGAGGTCGTCATAGCCGCATGAATGATATGTCCCGCCTTAACGTACAGGGCCGCACTAGCCGTACCCTCAGTGGGGGCCGCAGTGATGTAAATAGTCGCTGCGACCGTGACAACGCCGCTTCCGCCTAGATTGTCAACGATAATCGGCTCGTCCACCTTGAGAGATGCGACGACTCCGATGCTCTCAGTGGCCGACTGCGTGTTGATATTGCCCCGGATATGGGCGATTGCGAGGCTTCCGGTGTCTCCTGCGGCACCTGTCAAAGCGTGTTGGAGCGCAGTCCCCACGGCCAGATTGCCCGAGCCGTCAGACGTATACGCTCCACCTATAAGGGTGGCTATTCTCCCGTCTGCTGTCCCGCCTATCGCGGACGGGCCAGTCGAAGTTACCGTGAAGGCTCCCGTCAGTGTGCTTATGCCATCCACGACTAGCGTCTGAGTGTCTACCGCAGTGGTAGTAATTTTGCCGGTCGATGGGTTGTAAGTCAGCGTCCCATCACTTTCCAAGCCGAGATCGCCGCCATCTATATCTCCACCGGCAGTGAAGACGATTGCGTTGTTTTCGTTTGTAGACTCGTTGTCAGTGATTGTGAGCGTAGTCGCCAGAGTCGCAAGAGCCACGGCGATGTTGGCTGTGCCGTCGAAACTTGTCCCTCCAATAGTTCTGGCGGTTTCTAGTGCAGTAGCTTCAGCAGCGAGCGCCACGGCAATGTTGGCCGTGCCATCGAACGACGTACCGCCGATGGTGCGAGCGGTCGCTAGTGCGGTCGCTTCAGCAGCAAGGGCCACTGCGATGTTAGCTGTGCCGTTGAAACTTGTGCCGCCTATAGTGCGAGCAGTTTCTAATGCAGTCGCGGTACTAGCGTTGCCAGTCAGGGCTCCGACAAGCGATGCAGAGGTAACAGTGTCCGTCGATGTAACGGCATCCACCCACAGGTTCGCCCAGCGTACTCCAGTAGTTCCTAGATCATCCGTTGAGTCTGTGTCTGATACTACATCGTCACCGTGTGTGGTAACGCCTGTGAATGAAGTCGCACCTGCTACGCTCAAGGTGCTGCTCAACTCCAAATCAGCGAACACATCTAGAACAGCCGCACTACCAGCAGCACCATCTGTGTAGATAGCCGCGACCTTGCCATTACCGATTGTAATGTTGGCCCCGGAACCTTGACTAATAATGATATTCTGAGATCCGCTTGTAGCATTCTCAATGAACCACACCTTGTTGATGGTGTTTGGTGCCAGAGTAATGGTACACGCGGAGTCCAGAGTGCCTGTGTATTTCAGGAACAAGGCACGGCCTTCGTCGGCAGCGCCATCTGCTACGGTAGTAGTATGGGTATCAGCGTTAGTCGTGATCGCTTCCGTACCAGAACCAAGGGCATCTGCTATAAGCTCTAGGTTCGTATTGGTGGAGGTGCCCCAAGTACCCGATTCGGCACCTGTCGCAATTTCCTTTAGTCTCAGATTATTGACGTATGTTGCCATGTCTCTTTCCTATCTCTAGCAGAATCATTACGAGGGCACGAGTGCCCAATCAGGTGTCTGCGAGTCAGATACTTCTGACCAACTTGGTGTCTGTGAATCATCTATTATCGCCCAAACATTTACTCGTTGCGTTTGTCCAGTCGCAGACAAACCTGTGACGGAAACAGTTACTCCAGTACCGCCACTTGCTGTTACTGACCCAATCGCACTGGTCGCGCTCAACCCGGTAAGCGTAAGGTTGGAGTCTCCGGAAACAACCACCGATCCTACGGCACCCGTTCCGGCTATTCCCGTTACCGTAACATTTGATGTACCCGTTACAGTAACGCTTCCTAACGCTCCGGTTCCCGCTACTCCTGTTACCGCGACGGCAACATTTGTATTGCCCCAGGTATCGGAGCCCCACGTACCTCTGCCCCATCCGCTAACGGGCATTTTACGCTATGCGAATAATCGCATTGCTCGCATCTGCTGCGGGAAACGCAATTGAGAATGTCCCAGCAGTTGCAGTCTTATCTGCACCAAAGTCCAACACCAATACTGATGTATCACCAGTTGTGTCTTCATTGAAGATCAAGGCACCTCTGGCTGTAATCGTGGCTGTCGTCCATGACGTATCAGCAAAGTCAGTTAACGCCGTAGTGCCACTAGACGATGGATTTACCCGCGTAAGAGTATTGCCCTTAGCGGTATAACCTGTGCCGCTGATTTCATTGGTTGTAGCATACGCCGTAGTAGATGCGCTCATAGTCGCACTGCTTGTATACAGCGCAATCTTAAAGGTGTTACCACCGCTATTTAGGAAATTATGCTTTGCCTCAAGCAATTCTTTCTTAAAAGACGTACACATCGCCTGAGTAATCGCCATTACATTTTCTCCACAGAATTAGCTAAATCGTTGTGTCCAGCTACGCGCAGTAGGCTAACAACACGTGAGCGATCTTCGTTGATCGCCTCGTACATATAGTACGCCGCAGCCTTGTAAATAAGATCCTTAAACTCCAACGCTTGCTCCGCTATTAACGGGTGAGCGTCCTTTCCAACACTTACGATGTGGTCGGCGGCTCTTTTCGCCCAATGTTCCGGGCCAAGTGTCGAGTCATTTGTCGTAACGACGCTGACATCACCTATTTCTCCGCCAATCATTGAGCAGCCGTCATCTGCGGCGACACCCTTATCGTACCATCCCTGTATTCATCACCAGTCATTCGCCCTTCAGCTTCTATTTGCAAGAGCCCCAATGCTCCTTGGTATCTCTGTTGATATAGCTGCATCATATCCGCATCACCCTTCATATAGGTATATGCTTCCACTAAGCAACCATACAGTAGAACCGTATCGGCATTAGTGCCTAGCCACGAAGAACCCGCGTCAACAATTGAGGCTGGCATGTGGTAATAATGAAGCTCCGTGACAAAATCAGCA